CCCAGAGGCCGGACCTGCAACCACCCGACGTACCCCCACCGGTCCCCCAGATCGCGATCGATCCAGTCCACCGCCCCGAGCGCCGCAAAGCGTATCGCTTCGAGCATCCGGGCATGCTTCTGCACCCGCCGCCTCCGCCGATGCCGCCGCTTCGCGTTGCTCACTCGTCCTCCATCAGCAGCGGGTTATCCGCCAACCAGGCGCGCTCGACAGCCGCGATCCATTGCGACGACCCGAGATCGACCATTCCCGCGGCAATCCGGCGCCTGTTCTCCTCCGCCAGCGTCTCCGCCTGCTCTTTGCACATCGCGCACGTCGCATCCGCGCGCTCTTCGACGCGAACCCACTTGTGCTGCGGGCCCCAGTCCTTCGGCAAGCCGTGGATCTGGCGGCAGAGCGTCTGTCCGTAGAGCAGAACGTGCACCGTCGGGGTCACGACGACGCCTCAACCAACGCGCGCGCCTCGTCGGGGCTCAGGAGCTTCCCCTCGTACGCCTCGAGCACCGCCTCCTTCCCGGACGGCGTCGCGATGCCATTCACCTGACCCCCTGGACTGATGCCGAGCTGCCTCGCTCGCGCCACAGCCTCGAGGAATGAGCCCGCTCGCACGATGGCGACGCCCCGGCTCACGTCCTTCGCCTCGTCGACGTAGGAGAGCCACCAGATCGTCAGCACGGCCTCACCGTCTCGAGCGGCATGCACGTGCAGTTCTCGCCCCGCTCGCGATACGCGCACCCCTTGTCGTGATCGATGCGCTCCGCGCCCCGACAATGCGGGCACTCGGGCCCGTGCGGAAGGATGCCCTTCAAGTAGCAGTCGAGGTGGTGAGCGATGACGTCGCGCGCGCCGTCGAGCTTAGCCAAAGGCGATATCAGCCCCTGATCGCCAGCGCGGATCGGCTCTCGGCAGCGCGCGCAAGGCTCCCCGATGGGCGTCACCACATGCTGGTCCTCCTCGCAGCACGGCGCGCCCCAGCTCTTGCCGAACCACATGCTCACGCCTTCTCCCTGCACTGCGAGCACGGCTTCCCGGGCTCAGTGAGCTGGTAATGCTCGCGGCAGAGCACTACGAGCTTCTCGCAGCAGGGGCAATGCACGGGCTTTTCGGGCTCTCCCTCCATGGCGGCAACGAACTGCTTGGCTCCGTCCCAAGCTGCGTTCACGCCGAGAGGCTTTCCGGTGACCAGCGCGACCGTCGCGACCAGGCGCTCGCGTGGCGTCGTCTTCTTCCCCATCGGCCTCCCCTACGCGATCCGACCGAGGAACGGTAGCTGAACCGATGAACAGGTTCATGCACACCACCGCGGTTTCGACCGATTCCGCCTCGTCCTGCTCCCGTGCGAAACGCCCTCCGCGGGACTCATCTTCTGTCTCGGCTCCTCGCCTAGCAAGCAAAATCATCTCTTCAAGTGTTCAGTGGTATGCGCCACTCCCACCAGCGCCGCTCGGTGCTCCTTCGCCGCCGCCTTCGCCGCCTGCTGCTCCTTCCAGACCGCCCAGCCCCGCTGCGCCCGATCCATCTCGGCAAACGGATCGAGCCCCCGCATCGCCATCTCCGCCTGCTTCGCCCGAAAATGCACGATCGCCGCCGCCACCCCGTGCGGCGTCGTCCACCCCACCCGCGCCCCATTCACCGCCCGGACCCGAAAGTGCAAGAGCCGACGCCGACGGAGGAAGCTGCGCAGCTCCCGGCCCTGAACGCGCAGAAAGCGCGCCAGCTCCATCAGGTAAATCCGTCCAGTATTCCGGCCCTTCAGGAACGAGGGCAATACTGAACGTTCGTCACTGACCGGATGGCGTGCCATATTGGTTCCCCATGCTGCAGTGGGAAGAGACCCGCGACGACATTCGCGACGAGGACCGCCGCAAAGCTCGCCTCGCCCGGATGCTCGACATCGAGGACGAAGTCTTCCAGACGGCGGCCGGGATCCTCAAGGCCAACCTCGACTTTCACCAGGTGGGCCCGACCCAAATGGAGCCCCCGCCCGAGTGGATCGAGCGCTACGGGCGCGAGGCCGCGCTCCAGCGCCTCGCCGTCGCTCGCGCCGGGTGGATGCCCCAGTCGCTCGCCCCCTCCGCCGTCAAGCTCGCCTCCCAGGTCGTCGTCGGCATCGGGCGCGCTCGCCGCCACCAGGCAGCTCAGCTCGGGCCCACCGAGATCAACGTGAAGCTCCAGCTGCCCGCGCCGACGAGTGCCGATCAGCCCGGAGCCCCCGAGTACCCGAGCAAGGAGATCGAGTGAGGGGCTCGAGGCGCTGGCTCCGACGCGTGCGGCGCAACTGGCGGGGCTGCTCCTTCAGCTGCCCCGTCTGCCATCCATCGCTGCTCCTGCCGAAGTTCAGGGCCGCGAAAGAGCGCGCGGGGGCGGCGGAGTGAGCCTCACCGCCGGGCAGAAGATGGTCCGCGTCGATGACGGCATGAAAGGCGTCGTTGAGCTCACGGCCATGCCCGGCTTCGACCAGCACGAGGAGCTGCGCATCGTCTACCAGGACCGCGGCGAAAAGCGCATCGCCGGCAAGCGCGAGAAGTGGGAGCCCGAGCGCGAGCCCCCGCGCAAGCTGCTGCCCGAGGAGATCCGGCGCATCGCTTACGCCGCCGACCGGGCGCTGCGCGCCGCCGACCGCCATGAGCCGTCGAAGTGGTGGATGATGGACACCGCGTCGAGCGACGAAGCCCACGACCCCGAGTTCGTGAAGCTCATCACCGAGTACCTGCAGAAGCGGGCCTGATGGATCGCGCGCTCTACACGCCGAGCCCGTGGAGCGAGAAGTACCACCAGGCCCCCTATGACGAGGTGCTCGGCGGGGGCGCCGCCGGCCCCGGCAAGAGCCTGACCCTGCTCTGGGACCCCATCGTCACCCAGGCCGTCGTCGAGCACGCGCGCATGACGGGGCAGCTGCTCGACGAGTTCCCCCCGTGGCTCGCTGACCTCTGCCGCAAGCATCCCATCCGGCAGGGCGAGAGCGAGGGCCACGCGCTCCACATGCGGCGCACGATGCCGCAGCTGCAGGAGACGATCGACCGCTCGGGGCGCATGTTCAAGAAGTTCGACCCGAACGCGGTCTATTCGAAGGACCTGCACCGCTGGGAGTTCTCCTCGGGCTACAAGTACACGTTCGGTCATTGCCGCGAGAGTAACTCCCACGAGGACTACCTCTCGAAGCAGTACACGCACCTCTCGCTCGACGAGGCCTACCAATTCGAAGAGAAGCAGTTCGAGGAGCTCGACGGCCGCGTACGCAGCGCCGATCCCGTCCTCATCTGCCTGCTCCGCACGCGGCTGATGAGTAACCCCGCGCCGGGCTGGCTCAAGGATGGTTTCGTGACGCCCGAGCCGAAGGGCAAGGTCGTGCTCCGGCGCAAAGTCGTCGATCCGCTCACGGGCGAGGAGAAGTGGAAGACGCGCCTGTTTCTCCCTGCAACACTCGACGACAACCCCGACAAGCCGTTCGTCAAAGACTACAAGTTCAAGCTCCTCTCCAAGCCCGCGCACATGCGCGCGCGCTACCTCTACGGCGACTGGGACAGCGTCGAGGGCGGCTACTTCGAGGACGACTGGAACCCCGCCGTCCACGTCATCGAGCCGTTCAAGATCCCGCGCGACTGGCCCAAGTTCCGCATCATGGACTGGGGCTACAAGACACACGGCACGTGCGTCTGGGTCGCGCTCGATCGCGACGAGAACATGTACGTCTTCTACGAGTTCAACTTCCGCCTGATGAAGGACGAGGAAGTCTCGAAACGCATGGTCGAGATCGAGAAGAACTTCGGCTTCTGGAACAAGCAGGAGAACAGGAGCCGGCTGCTCTCCTCCGTCGCCGACACGCAGCTCTGGGAGGAGCGCGGCGACTCGGGCAAGAGCAAAGCGGCCGTCTTCGCCGAGCACGGTTTGTACTGGGAGGCCGCCGACAAGGCGTCAATCCAGCGCAACGCCGAGCGCGTGACGGAGCGCCTGCGCGACTACGACGACAAGCGGCCGCCGGCGCTGCTCGTCTTCGAGACGTGCAAGAAGACGCGCGAGATGTTCAGCAGCATCAAGGTGGACGAGAAAGACTCGACCATCCCCGACAAGAAGAGCCCGCTCAAGCACTGGTTTGACGTGCTCGCCTACGGCTGCGCGCGGGCGAGCCGCGGACGCGGCAGCATCGGCATGGAGCTGCACGAGTTCGATCGATTCGCCGGCAACGACAACGACGAGGCCCCTCTGCCCAAAGCGAGCGGTTTCGGGTACGGGAGCTGATATGACAGATTCTGTCACACCGCCGGACGCGCCCCTCGTGGACCCCGAGTCGGGCGAGACGAGGCCGCTCTCGCCCGTGCGATGCAGGCACCCGCTCATTCTCGACTGCTGTCCGGCGTACTGCGCCATCTGCCACGAGCAGCTCGAGGAGGAGCCCGACAATGCCGCGTGACGCTGACACCCGCGAGGGCCTCGAAGTCGCGAACGACACCGAGAAGCCGAACGTCTTCGCGCTCGGGCAGGAGACGAAGACGGAGGAGCCGTTCGAGTACGACCCCGAGGCGCCGAATCTCGTCACCGACTTCAAGAAGCACCCCGAGGGGCGACAGGCGCTCAAGCGGCTGAGCCAGAAGTGCATCGGCGACTTCGAGAGCGCTTGGAACGCGACCGAGCCGTTCCGCAAGAAGCAGGCGGAGATCTGGAAGCTCTTCACCGGCGTGCTCGATGCGAAGGGGCCGCCGATGCAGGACATGGCGAACGCGCACGTGCCCATCCTGATGGAAAACACCATCCGGATGACGTCGCGCCAGGCGTACGAGCTCTTCGGCAACTGGACGCAGGTCTTCGGCGTGACGCCCATCGGGCCCGACGACGAAAAGACCGCGAAGCTGCTCTCGCTCCATGGCAACTGGCAGATCCGCAAGCGCATCAAAGACTTCAAGCGCCAGGTCGGCCACCGCGGCCTGCTCATGTTCGATCTCTTCGGTGACGTCGTCTGTCACAGCTACTGGGACCCCCAGCACCGGAGCAATCGGCACGAGATCCTCGGCGCGAGCGAGTTCGTGTGCGCCAACGCGCACGTCTCGACCATGCCCGACTTCTCCGACGTCTCCTGGGTCGCCAAGGTGATCCACATGGACGCCCACGAGCTGCGGAAGATGGACGGCACGTGGGAGGAGCTCGACACGACGCTGAAGAACCTCCCGCCCGACTGGGACGACGCGACCATCACGCGCGAGCTGCGCGACATGGTCGACAAGAGCATCGGCATCGACAGCTCCGCCTACCAGAAGGGGCAGTATCGGCTCATCCAGTTCGAGGGCTGGGCGAACCTGCCGGGGCAGGACCGGGACCGCTACTGCAAGTTCATCATCGACTGGCAGACGCAGGCCATCCTGCAGCTGTCGATTCACGAGCGCGTCGACCCCTACGAGAAGCGCCGTTACGAGTTCCAGCAGCAGGAGCTCCAGCGCTACCAGCAGGGCGTGCAGGAGCAGCAGCTCTACCAGCAGGAGCTCGAGGCAGCGCAGCGCTCGGCGCTCGAACTCGCCCATTCCCTGCCCGCCGACGGCGACGGGCCCGCGCAAGCGATCATCATGGGCCGCTCGCTCGCGGAGCTGCCCCCGCCGCCCGAGCCCGTGATGCCGGACTGGATGCAGGGCAATCCGCAGGCGATGCCGCGCGAGCCTGATCACACGCCCATCCGGATGTTCGCGCACGGGGTCAACATCGAGCCCCTGCAGGGCGTCATCGGTCTCGGCACGGGCAGCATCCACGCCGCGCAGAACAAGGCGGCCAACATCGCGCTCTCCGCCTTCGTCGACCAGGCCACGCTCGGCAACTTCAAGAACTTCCTCGTCAAGGGCGGGGTGAAGTTCCCCGGCGGCGACAAGCTCCAGCTCGGCCCGGGCAAGCTCCACACCGTGCAGGGCTCCGCCGACCTGTCGAAGGACATCCTGCCGCTCGACTTCGGGGAAGCGAACCCGCAGTTCATCCAGCTGATCGAGATGCTCGTGCGCTTCGGCAACACCGTCTCGAACACCCCCGAGGTGCTCTCGGGCGAGAGCGGCAAGAGCGGCGAGACCGCCCAAGGCATCAGCGCTCGCATCGAGCAGGCGACGAAGATGCTCTCGGTTCCGACGGGCAAGTACGCCGACTTCGTCACCCAGATCCTGATCAACAACGCGCTCCTGAACGCGATCTTCCTCGAAGACGTCGAGTGGTTCAGCGTGAACAACCACGACCCCTCCGTCGGCCCCATGGGTCGGCAGATGTTCTCGGTCGGGCGCGACATGTACGATCGCCCCTACGACGTCGAGATCAGCGCCGACTTGAAGTTCACGAGCACGGCCCAGCGCATCAGCGAGGCCGACGCCCTCGTGCAGCTGCCCCAGGCCGTGCCCGAGCTCGCGGGGAACTTCGCCTTCAAGCACTCCGTGCTCAGCAAGAGCTTCGAGGCCCGTAACCGCTACGACCTCATCAGCCTGCTCGGCGCGCCCCCGCCGGCGCCTCAGACCTTCGGCATGCCGACGACCCCGCCCGCGCCTCCGCCTGGGATGGCGCCGCCGGGAGCGCCCCCGGGTGGCGGCGGGCCACCTCCACCGCAGGGCGGGCCGCCGCCGGCGAACAACCAGCAGAAGGGAGCCGCATGATCAAGAAAGAGGACCGGGCGTTCCTCGA